CGTCTTACTTCTTCCCAAATACCTGAGCAAAATGTCCGAGGACATTTATGCTCCGGTGTTGGGGCCAATTCAATTAACTTTCCACGTTTTGGTCCTCCTAGGGGAGCGCCACATGAAGTGTTTGGCGGCATCGCGTCTACAAAGTGTCGTCCATCAATCCCAGATACTGTTTCAATCTCGGTCAATTTTCGTACTTCTTCACGAATACCTTTCACGTCTAGAACTCCCCATATTTGTCGCTTATAATCACCAACGGCACGGTCTAACAAATCTGTGTCACAGCCAATGGCCGGGTCACAAGAGTATGTCAAACTCTCATACCATGATTTCCAGCGATGGAAATGGGGACCTTTATACTGTTGGGTCGTTCCACACACTTCATCAACCAAAGACGAAATAGGAGTCTGGATAACATCTGTGTAATACGACGTTCTACCAGAACACGATCCAAAGTATTGGATATTACTCTCAACGGGAATAAAATTCAAAGGGGACTTTTCATGAATTTGTGGGCCTTCATACCACTCAATACCATAATGTTCGGTAAACACAGTACCTTCACTAATATGCTCCAAAGCAGAAATATGCTTACCATAGAAAGAGGCACTTAGTTCTTGAACTTCAGATTGGGTAAGAGATGCAGCACAACCATGTCCAGTGTCGGTTTTTCCACCAACATGGAATCCAAGGATTTGAGGTGCTCGCGATTGAGAAATCATCACAGCTCCACACAATCCACAAAAAGTTTTCATGTCCGTCAAAATGTACTCATAACCTTTAAAACGGCGAATACGATTGTTCACGTTGCGACTAATAGTCACTCCATGTCCAGCTCGATGTTCACCATCTTTCTGTTGAAAAGACATTGTGAAAGGAGTCCTGTCCAAATCCTGGATAGCAAAATATTCTGTCACATCTGCAAAAGGCGCAGTATTGCAACATTGTACTAAGGCAATATCTTTAGTGGGATGGACGGATGCCATGGAAGCCGATAAGATCTCGCTAAATCGGGCTCCCCGGACTTGTTCACCGCGACGATAAATTGTAAAAGTCTTTGGTTCATCAGTTAGAATATGGTAAGGTATTAACAGTTCGTTGGATTTCGTAAAGAAACCATTCACAAACAACTTCTTACCATCAACTTCATAATTGACATAGACTTGATTCTTCCGTACTTTAGCCAAAAGTGTAGCATGATCGATACACTTTGATTTATCAGAAACGGGCAATTCATTGACAGTGGTGCGGGCCCAGTCGGACTGCTCTGCATCACGTGCTTTGATATCCTCAATCGAGGTCGGTGCGATGTTACCTTGAGGTTCCATCATTTTGACCGATTGATACATCTTATAAGCCACAGCAAGACCAGAGAGTAAAAACACTCCAGTAAGTGCATATTTCAGAAATTGATCTCGACGCGCAGTAAATTCTTCAGGAAGAGCACCGCGACGTTGATAAAATTCATCAATCACACTTCTATGGGTCATTGTAGCACATTGGAACAAATAAGGCCAAACAACACAGGCATTAATTATTCCTCCAGCAGAAGGTCCAAGCAGGAAAAGGAAGAAAGAGGCGAAAAATGTCATTGCAAGTTGCCAATACTGTAGAACCAATGAATAACCATTCACAAAAAGCAAATAGCGTTCAAAAAGTGGGGTTCTAACAATCCAGTCGGGCAAATAGTCGTAATAACCGAAGAGTGAAAAATAACTCATTCGGGTATTCAACCACTGCAGTTGAGCGTTTGAAGAATTCGCCAAATACTCTGAAAAAGACTGACGATAAGTACGTAGATAAACAATCAAACTACAGATGATCCAATTCCAAACCATAACAGAAAGTTATTCAACTCCGAAATGTGGCTCGAATTCAACATCAAGTGCTTGCGCACATGCTGCTTCGAATTTTTCGGAAGTAAAACATTCCTCTTCTTCAAGAGCTTGTTCTTCCAAGAGTTTTTTGCAGGTGCGACAATCAGTCGCAAGCCTGCCATGATCACAAATTTGAATCTG